CGTGAACGCCAAGGAGAACAAGCGCAGCGTATCTATTGCCGACATCAAACTTCCTGTCACTATCAAGCAGGCAAAGTCGGGCGACAAGAACAACATCCTTACATGGATGACGACTGAGTTCGTGGACAAGATGCGCCCGATGGGCTATTCGTTTGCTACGGCCGAGATGAACCGCGCAACCTTCTACAAGCGCATTGTGTCATCTTCGGAGTTCATCGGCAAGTACACAATGAAGTTCGGCGACATGGAGTTCTCGACGGGCAACATCGTCACCGAAGCGATGGCCAACCGTCTGCTCGAAGCTACGGACATCCCGTTCCGCTTCCGCGTCAAGGACGAGTGGGTGCAGGTTTCGGAGACTGAATCGAAGAACGCCGTGCCAGATGACTATGTGTCGTTCCTGCCCGCGCTGGGAGCCAACAAGCTCGGGTACATGAAGTGGAAAGAGCCGTATGAGATGCGCGACCCAATACCGGGCCGCACCTACACGACCGCCGAGGATGGCAAGATGTTCATTTCATCTTACCGCAACTCGGAAGGACGTTTCATGGAGTACGGCATGGAAGCAATCCCCGATATCGAGATTCCAAATAAAATGGCAATTGCCGATCTCACTCAACTCGGATAGCCATGACGAACTATGACGCAATATCGGCGAGGATCTATCCCTACAACGTGGACGGCAATCTAATTGCGATCGCGTGTGTGGATGCAGGTATTGAGCAAGAGGACGAATACTCTGTCGAGGCTAAAAAGCCCGTAGCAAAGGCCGCTATCGACGTGCTGAAGCAGCTTATAGTCCTGACGTCGGAGAGCAACGGTGGTTACTCGCTGGGCTATGATGTAAATGAGCTGCGCCGCCGGATTCACGCCCTCGCAAAAGATAACGGCTTTGCTGATATTGCCGTAGAGTTTAATCCGAGGCCAAAGGTCATGTTTCTATGATCCGATATCCATATACGCTCGAAATGTGGTACGAGGAGGACGCCACGCAAAATCCCGATGGTTCGTGGGTCGAAGGCGCGCATGAATGGCGCGTCGTCGGCCGCTGCAATGCCCGTCAGAACGGGCAGGCGCAACAAATCAAAGGACAAAACGGGGATTCCTTCCTCTACTCTTTCGAGGTTACTATGCCGGCGGATACGCAGCCTATTCCCATCGGAACGAAGGTGCGCATATTCGATAATCGAGGATTCAACATCTTTGACCGCTCGCCACGCACCGAGGCTAAACCGAAAGACAAGGACACGGCGTCGTATCCGGTTCAGGGTTTCTACAAAAGTGGGCAACGTTACGAAGATACGAGATTATGGCTATAAAGTGTACCAACTGGCGTGAGGTGGAACTTGAATTTGCGCAAGCAAAGGAAGAGTACGACCGAAAAGCGGTCGAGTGGCTTACGGTGCTTGGTGAACGAGTGGTAAAATACGCCCGCGAACACGGCAGCTATACAGACCGTACCGGCAATCTTCGTAACTCCATAGGGTATGTCGTTGTGCAATATGGTCGTATCGTAACCGAGAATTTCAGCATCGGGAGTAGCCACGAAGAGGCTAAATCGAAAGCCCGCACCTATGCTCTTAATGTGGCTCGTGAACTTCCCGCGAACAAAACCTATCTCGTATGGGTTGCCGGTATGGAGTACGCAAAGTACGTCGAGGCCAAAGGTTTCGATGTGCTTGAAGGCTCGGGCAACTGGGTGGAATCAACTGCTGAAAAACTTAAGGCGGAGTTCGCTCGGTTTTTAAAATCGAAGAAACGATGAATCTTACCACTACGGAAATATTCAAACTCGTCTGGGATCGCATTCGTGATTCGCTGTTGGGCCAAGCCGTGCCGACGATGTATGCGGATCATTATCCGAATAACCCTTCGGGGGAATTCATCGTCGTAGGCTCATTGTCGAATGTCATCGGAGATTCACAAGTGGCGACGGTAAATGTAAACATTTATGTACCGGACACAACCCCGACGATTAATAAAGAAGAACAACGCTACCCCGATCGCAATCGTCTGAATAAACTTAGTCGTATCGCTTTCGATTCATTGGGGCACTACCCTATCGACGAACGTTGGTTTTTCGACGTGAGTGATGAAACTCTTATCAGTGAGGAGGGCATATCCTACTCGTTTTCAAACATTAAAGTCAAATTAAAAAAATACTAAAACATGCAGTTAGTAGGTTTAAAATCCTGCCATGCAGGAAATCCATTACCCAAAGGAGTAAAAGATACTGGTGCTGAAGCATTGCTCAAAGCACTCACAAAGATCACCCAACCTTATCAAGGAGGTGTTACCTTCAACTTCTCGAATCCGACGAGTAACAAATTCTACCGTGAAGGAGAAGCTGACCCCTTCTTCTCTATGCGAGACCCTACCTCCGGAAGCAAAGAAGTGACATGGAATGTCGCAGATTTCGATGACGATACCTTAGAAATGTATTTCGGGACAACCGAGCCTGCCGAAGGTAAATTATACGAAGGCGAAAAGGCTTTTGTATTCGATGCTGAGAGTGGTGTTTCCATTGCTTTCGCTCGTCTGAAATATACGGCCTCCCTCAGCGGAAGTCTCAACACAAGCGATCCTCTCCAAATCGCAGTATCGGCCGACGTGCTGGCGCCAGAACAGGGTGGCATCGCTTGGTGGCCTATTGCAACACCGGAATACACGCAATCAGCTCTCTAAGTCTAAAAGCAAAGGGATATCCCGCTGGAAAGTTGACGACTTGCACCACGGAGCGAGACCGGAGCGGGAACAAATTCTGTATGACAATGACAAAAAACACCCAAGAATCTGCCGAGTTGCGAGCACTCGACACCCTTACGGAAAAAAACGAATCTTTCGAAATCAAGGGCAAAGATGGAGAAACTGTAACCCTTTATCTTTATCCGCTCCAACTCGGGCGGCTCGCAATGATTAGTAGTCGGTTGATAAGCCTCGATTTGGTTTTTGCTGATGAACATATTGAAGACGCAGTTAAGCGCATGTGGACTGTATGTGCGGAAAAATCACGTGAAGTCGCCGAAATAATCGCCATCGCCACGCTTCGGACGAAGCAGGAACTCGACGAGCAACTCACAGAACGTACAGAACTCATATACTGGTCGCCCACGATGGGAACGACAGCTCTTGCAAATATTCTCTCTGCCATAGTATGCCAATCCTACCATGCGGATTTTATGAACGCTATTCGCTGGGCAAGAACGCTGCGGGTAATGATTTCCCCCAAGACAACAGCGGAGCGGATAGCCATTATGGGGGACGTAGTATCTGGGGGCGACTCGACGCAATCGCAAACCGTTACCACTGGACGATAGAATATATCCTTTGGGAAATATCGTGGGCCAATGTGCAATTAATGTTTGCTGATGCAGTCAAGACAGACTACAAGAATGATTCAGACAATCATCTCAATGCGGGAAACGGATCGTCCACACCCGATGTCGTAAATATGGATGATCCAAACGCCATAAACACTCTTCTTATAATGGCAGGAGGTAAACGATAATTCAATCTTTAAATTATCATGAGCATCAATCTTACGGTCGTTATAGATAATGATGAAGCGATTCGCAAGTTCCGAGAACTTCAAAAAACAGCCAAAACTGTTACATCAAGCGTTGTTACCGATGCGGATCGAATGGATATTGCGATGCGCCGCATTGCTACCACTCTCGGGCAGATCGGCGTTGCGGCTTCGCTTACAGGATTAGTCAGACAGATCGCCCAAACCAGAGGCGAATTTCAGCAGCTTGAAGTGGCTTTTACTACTCTGTTGCAAAGTAAGGAAAAGGCCGATGTGCTGATGTCACAGATGGTCGAATTGGCCGCCAAAACGCCGTTTGACCTGCAAGGAGTAGCCAGCGGTGCCCGCCAACTTCTCGCATATGGATTCGCGGCAGAAGATATTACCGACACACTGACACGATTGGGCAATGTAGCGGCAGGATTGGGGTTGAACCTACAAGACCTTACGTGGCTATATGGTACTACCGCCGTACAAGGACGACTATACACCCGCGATGTAATGCAGTTCCAAAGTCGCGGTATCGACCTTGCAGGAGAGTTGGCAACACAGCTCGGCAAGACCCGTGCAGAAATCTCGCAAATGGTTACAGAAGGCAAAATCGGTTTCCCCGAAGTGCAAAAGGCCATTGAAAGCATGACCAACGAAGGCGGGAAGTTCTACAACCTGATGCAGGAACAATCCAAGACCATTACGGGCCTCATCTCCAATCTCGGCGATGCTCTCGACATGATGTTCAATGACCTCGGCAAATCACAGGAAGGCGTCATTACGGGTGTGCTTAAAGGCACTATTTCGCTCGTCGAGAATTACCAAAAGGTGTTGGATATTCTAATTCCGTTGGTGGCAGCGTATGGGACGTACAAGGCAGCTTTGATAGCAACGGCGGCTATACAAAAAACAGTAACAACGGCGTCAAATATCAAAGCATTTTTTGAATTGGCGAAAGGTATAACCGCAGCAAAGAATGCACAGTTGTTGTTTAATATGGCACTCAAAGCCAACCCGCTGGGATTGGCTTTGAGTGTTCTCACCGCTATTGGAATCGCGGTATGGGAATATTCGGATGGGGTATATAACGCCGCAAAGGCACAAAAACAACTGAATGACAATATAGCAGAAGCGGCAAGTTCTGCAGCCGTAGAACAATCGGAGTTAGGCAGACTTAAAGGGAAACTACAAGCAGTAAAGGAGGGAACAGAAGAATATAACAAAATACGTGACGAGATAATAGAGAAGTTCGGCAAATATGACGCCGGATTAAAAGCCGAAACGCTTACGATTGAAACTCTCGCTCAAAAGTATAACAGTCTTACAGACGCAATACTGCAATCGTATAACGCTCGCCAATACGAAAAATTTTCACGGGAACAGACCGATCTGTTTGAGGAAACAGCAACCGAAAATTATGACAAAATTTACAATAAACTTATAAAAAAGTACGGCGATGAATTGGGTACGCAATACGGCGTTGAATTGCAAAAAGCCATAAGCGACGGTTCGATAAAAGTGCTCCAAAATTCGGCAGGAATATTACGCATAAGCGGATTGAAAGATTTTGAAGCAACAATAGGCAGTGCTTTGGGATTGACGTCCCAATTTGAAGTCTATACGGGACGTGTCGCAAAACTTATAGCGAATATAGTTGAAGCACAGGAGGGGTTGCATGATGCGGATGATTTGGCACGTAAACGTTTTGGCATTACAACGGCTACAAAGACTAAAGAACCGAAATCCGAAACGTCGAAAAAAACTTCTACCGCTCGTAATAAAGCCTACTGGGAAGCACAGAAAAAAGAGGCGGAAGCTGCCCTCGAAGCGATGGATGCTTCATTGAAGGGATCCTCAAAATGGAATGAATTAGTCGCCAAAATCGCCGAATCCGACGAAAAGATTAAACAGTACAGCGTATCAAGTAAAACGGTTAAGGCAACTATCAAAGCTCAAAAGAAACTTTCCGACCAGATATTGGCCAATGATATTGCCTTCCAGCAAACACGCATCGATTTGATGAAAGAGGGCAAAGACAAGGAATTAGCTGAAATCGATCTTGAAACGCAACAAAAAATACAGAAACTTAAAGAAAATGAACAAAAAACCAAAGATGCGCAAAAGGGCGTACTGACCGAAGAGCAGAAAACCTCCTTTAAAGAGCAGCGGGACAATATAGCCGAAGAAAATATCGCAAGACGAGCAGCTGTTGAAACAAAATATGCGAAGGAAATAGATGAAGTATATAAACAAATTACCGATTCTTTTCTTACAGAAGAGCAGCGTAAAGAAAAAGCCGCCGAAGATACATGGAAAGAGATCAGAAAATCAATCTATAAAGCCTTCGATTCGGGAGCTATTGATGAGGATAAGATGAATAGCCTATTAGGCTTGTCTTACAAAGGAGAAACGAACGCACAGTTGTCGGAGCTCTTGAAGCAATATGAAACATATGAACAAGCCCGAAAACGAGTTGCAGAAAAATACGCTAAGGATGCGCAAAGGTTACGGGAACAGGGACACGAAGAAGAGGCAAAGGAAGCCGAGCGGGCTGGCGAAAAAGCCGTAGAAGCTGTGGATTTAGAATTCGCACAGCGTCAGGATTCTTTTCAAGCATGGGTAAACGATATAACAAAACTTTCGTTAAAAGAACTCGAAGCCTTGCTCGAAAAAACCAAAGCGAAACTCAATGCCGCAGAAGCAGACACAAATACAACCCCCTCTGAACTTGCACGCCTGCGTGCGGAAGTTACTCGTTTGGAAAAAGAATTGGGC